GTTCAATTTAATACGAAAAGTAGTACCGTCAATACCTTTTGTTAAGTTTTGTGGCTCAATGTCCTCTAATACATAAGGTAGATCTTGAGAAACAGGCAATTGCCATTTCCATTCTCCACGAACATTATCTACAAGTATAGTGTTTTTACCACCAAAACTTGACATTTGATAAAGAGGCATTTCAACTTTTTGTGTCATTGCCCAGATGTCTATCGGTCCCATATCCATAGGTTCCGCATCCTTTAATAGGTTTTTAAGGTGATACGAATCAAGGTGTGAACCTGCTGTGTATTCGTTGTCACGCAAAAATATACCATTGTTAAAACTAGGTGTGCTCATTTTGCTTTTTTTTTTATTTGTTTATATTAATATCTTTTAAAAAAATTTGTTCTTTGTATTTTTTGTTGAGATTTCTCTCTAGTTACTTTTTGATTACGTTCTTCTTGTGCACTTGCTCCCGTTTTATTAGCCTGCTCAATCTTTAACATACGTACTGTTTTTTCAGCTTGTTGTGTACTTCCTTGTTGTCTTATCTTAGCTTTGTAAGCATCTGGATTAGACAAAAGTAACAAGGCTTCTGCTATCAAATCATGTCTTGGTTCTATATACTGATATTTTTCTAATAAATGACCTAACATATTTGTAGGTTCTCCGTTTACTGAAGAGTATTTATTTTCTAATAACCCAGACCATAAAAAATTTTGTGTTTTTCTGTCTATTTTAGTACCACCCAAATCTCCTTTATCCAATACCTCAGCTAAAGTCTCCATATATTGTCTTGCAGCCGTGTCTCGTTGATCTTTAATTGTTTGTTGGTGGTGCAATTTTTGAGCAAGCACTTTTTCTTGCATCAAATCTAATTTTGGTTTAAACTTTGTAGCTTTATTTTCTAATTCTCCACGATCTTTCCAAGCATTAATTTCTTCTTCTACATCCTCTTCATCTCCAAAGCCTGTTGCACTTAAGTATTCACGGCATACCCGTTCTTGACCTGACTCATCTTGTATGTTAATATCTTTAGTTTCTTCTACTTGAGCTAAAACTTTAAATAAGCTTTTTAAATCACGACCTCCATCTGATAAATATTTACCAGCATATTGTAATTCTTGTGGTAACGACTGCCAAAAATCATTTTCTACGGCACCTACTACAGACTCTTCTTTAGCTTTTAAATTAGCATCTAGTAATTGTTCTAAGTCTTCTACTGTATAATCTTCTAATGCTGTGTCTCCTTCAAATTCAAATAATTTACCTTTATCAACCATCTTTTTAATGACGTTAATCATAGTACCTTTATTCATTTTTACTGATTTTTTAGCATCAGTATTAGAATCCTCACCATCGTTGTTTACATCAACACCTAGTATGTCATTTACACTTTCTTTATTAGCAGCAGCTTCAGCTTTAACATCTACTTCTTTGTCTTCTTTTGGAGAAGGAGCTTGATCTAATACTTGTGCTACTACGTCTTGATTTGAAAAAAACTTATTTTTTTCAGAATCTGTATTTGTAGCAGTCATTATGCTATCACTAGATACTCCTGGAGTACCTAAAATGTCATTAATTGTAGCATCATCGAGCTCAATTTGTGATATGGTGGTGGTTTCGTTTGCCATTATGTTTTTTGTTGGTTTATTAAAACAATTTTGTGTTTTCAAATATACAAGTTAAACTTTTAAAGTGTATAAAGATTGTGTTTATTTTTTATATACTATAACTAACTTTATTTTTTCTTTTTGTCTTTTGTTTGTTTTTGTTCTTTTATTTTTTGATTTGTGTCATATTTATTTACATTTTCTTGTGCAATTTGCAAGTCAGTATTTTTCATTTGAATCTGAGCATCTAATTTTCTATTCTCTAAATCCATTTTATGACCATCTAAATCTTGTCTATTTTGTTCCTTATTACTTTGTAAATCCATAGTCTGCTGAAACTCTTCACTTTTTCTTATTTTCTCCATAGCATCAGCAAAATCATTTTGATTATTTTTATCTAAATCTACCATAGAACCCATACCTGCAGCACGTATTTCAGCAACTAACAAATCCTTTCTACGATTTTTTTCTGCTTCTACAGACATAAAATCATGTTGTAATTTTTTATCTCTTTCAGCAGCTTGTAACTGTGCATCTTGCATTTCTTGTTCATGCTGTCTTTGTTCTTGTATTTTTGCATTTGCTTTTTTCTCAATATCTTTCATTACTCCATCTATTTCTGCCATTGATTTAGCTTGTACAATGTTTCCTAAATCAAAGATAGATGCACCAGAAGTATTGTTTCCTATTGCTAGTTTTTTAAGCTCATCTATTGTTGACCTATAATCAGCCTTTGTTGTAGCATATACATTTAAATCAGATAATAATAACTCTGTTCCGTTTATCTGAAAGTTTACTTTTTCATCTAAACTAGTCATATATTGTAATCTTAAAGATGGATTTTTTGAGTGATAAAACTGTGCTAAATCCGTTCTCATTTTGTGTACTCTTGGCATAAGATAATCACAGTGTTGTATAAAATAGTTTTCTGTTTGAGCATACGAAGCCGATATAGCTTGTTCTATACCGGTTGCTGTATTAGTTTGACCTAACTGCTGACCTAATCTTTGTGGAGTAATACCTATAACTTCAAAAGCTTGCTGTTTAAAATGTGTTGCTAATTGCACACGACTCATTAACCTTTGTGTTTGCTCTAAATTCATTACTTGAAAATGTGAAAAACCTAATGCATTTTCTGTATTAGTAATAGATGTATCTAATGGTAACATACCAAAATCTTTCATTACTGTATAAGCTTTTGCATAATTATTTTTCCCCCAATCTTCACCTAATGAATGTTGTGGTAACGCATTCTGATCAAATAAAATAACAGAACCTATCTCATCAATTAAAATATCTGCAATTTGGTTATTTACCATATTGTAGCTTATTTGAAACGGTTTCATTAAATCTACCAAAGACATAGATTTAGTATTTCTATCTGAAAATATAGCTCCTTCTACAGGTAACTTACAACCATATAATGTTTTATCTCCCTTAAATTGAAACTTTAATGGACCGGGTTTATTTTGATTTATTCCTAAATATAACGGATTTACTCCACCAGGATTACTCATACCTAACATAGATGGTCTATTCGGGCCTATTTTAGTAGCACCCCAAACTTGATTTATCCACAACCAGTCTATATGTTCTCCAAAAATTAAATTATCTCTTGTTTTATTTGTAAATACATTTGTATTATACACAGGTTTATCATGTACTTTATATTCTTCACTTATAATATCTATTATTACATTACCTACCTCATCTATCTTAGTTAAATGACCTACCTTGCATTGTGATTTCCAATACATTGTAGATACTCTTATTAAAGAACTCATTGATGAATCAAAGGTATGTTCGCTTTGACTAAGTATTGCCTCTACAGCATCTGGCCCCGTTGTACCACCTTCCCATGTAGACATAAATTGTCTCCACTCTAAAGATGGTCTATCAACATTCCAACTATGAGATTTTGTAGCATCATAAAAAGTACCATCATTTTGATAACCTGTTACAGGATATAAAGCCGCTCTTACAGGATATATGTTTTCACAAGCTTTTAACTGTTCATCAGTCATCAACCAACCATACTTATCAACAACATCGGCAATAGTCAATAAATCCATTTTACCTACCCAAGAGCTTTCAGAAATATATCGAGCATCAGGAGATTTGTAATAAAAAACAAGTGCTGGATTCCACAACTCTACATCATAATCATCTTCACCCATTCTAAAATGCCAAAATTCTCTATCACAAATTAAACTATCACGAAAAGCTCGTTCTTCTAATTCGTCCATTTTAAACCGTTCACTATCTACTTGTAGTTGATGAGATGCCCACTGTTCTCCTAAACTTCTATAAGATTTATTATAGAAAGCTTGTATTTCTGGAAGTGTTTTAATTTTCTCAGGAGACATTTCTTCTTTTGCTTGCTGTTGCATTTCTGGATCAGATTCATCCCAACCACTTTCAATTAGTTTAGCCATGATTTTCTGTTGAGCTTGCTGTACTAAAACTGTCTCAATCTGCATTCTTTTTTCTTCTAACATTGTGTTATAAGAATGATCATCAATACTTTGAAAACTTACTTGACTATTTCTTTTAGCAAACTCAGCACACAACACGTTAATTACATTGGGAATAATTGGAAAAAATTTCAATTCTAATGCTGCTACATTTTCTGTTTGCAATGTCTCAATTACATCTTTATATTCATTATTTTGTTCTGGGATATAATCAGAACGATCTATAATTCCTTTTGCTAACTTGTAGTTTTTAAGGATTTTACGTGAGTTATTGCCAATTTGTTTTAGACCGTTCCACTCTAACCAATCAGCAACCCAAGCAACCCACACATCGTCTTTTTCAGCACGTGGTAAAAATTGAATAGGTTGTGTCAATGTTGTATTAACACTCCCTATTTCTGCTTTTTCCCCTCTTATCAGATCTAATGCATTAAGTATTTTCATATCATCTTATGTTTTTAAAAGGATTTCTATACGTATTTGTTGAATTGTTTGTACGAGTTTGTCCTATATTACGAAATATATTTTTTGTAAATTTAGTAAATTTGTTATTATATTCACCATTTGTCTTTTCTCTAAACTTTAACATAGCTCTATTTGCCTGTTGAACTTTTGCAAAAGATACCAATGCTGACAAGGCTACTAATCTATCTACGTTTAATCCTTCTTGATAAGCTTCCATCTCCACCATTGCCATAATATCTGGAATTCTTTCAATTCCATAAACACTTTTTTCAGCACCTTTTACTATTTCTATTGTATTTATTTCTTCATTTAACCACTCTATTAAATAATTTAATAAGTGTCCTTTAAACAAAATACCTGTATTTCTCCACCCATATTCTTGATATGTTGTAGCATTTGCATTTAAATCTTTTAAAAATAACATTTGTGATTTTGGTACTAAATACCGTTGTTTATGATTATCAATCATATAAGTAATAAAAGAAGGGATGTTATTTTCAACAACAGTCCATGCATTATAATACTCAATAATCAATTCTAACATTTTATGTGTTTTCTTTATATCATCATGTCTCCCACACCACCAAGCAACAATTTTATCAGGATCTATATAGGTTTCTAAAACACCACTACCATCATCTTTTTGTACTTCTCTAGGGTTTTTATATACATAGATAGAACATAATGATTCAGACGTTGTAGTTTTTCCCTCAGATACCGGATCTACTGATGCATAGTATAAACCAAAAGGAACATCTTTTACAGGCCGTTCGTGAACTACAAGCACACCCGTTTTATCAATCTCATTCATTATTACAGGAAACTGCTTAATAGGTAACTTGTTTGTTTCTCTGACTGTAATATTTCCTAATTCATTTTTATAAATATCTAAATACTCTATTGCATAATCTTTATCTTCTATTCTTTGTTTTTGAGCTCCTACTAAATGAAGTGGAAATTTAGATTCTTTTCTGCTTTTATAAGCTTCTTCTAAATTTGTAGGATGTTGTGAAATCCTTAACTGATAATTTTCAGGAGTCAAATCTTTTTTCCATTGCTTTCTTAAAACTAAAATAGCTGTTAAAGCATCTTCTACTAAGGAGTTACCATAAACATCAATAAATGGCTGCATTGACCATTGTTCAGGAATAAATAAAGCTACATTTGCTACAGTACCTTTGTTGTCAATTAAATTT